CAATCATCATCAAATGTTAATTGACCGATACCATCTAATGTGGTACGCATATGTTTTAGGTCTAATTCAATATTCTGAGATTGTTGTTCTAATTTATTGTACTTAGTGTCTAACCTATTGTACTTAGTGTTTTTCTTTTTGAGTTCTTTGATGTTTAACTTAGATAGTTTAGATTCAATATCTTTTTGTTTGACTTCAATATCATTGATTTGTAATTTATTAAAATCACATTCTGAACTTTGATTATCTAAAAGAATCTGAATCTCTTTTAACTTAGATTGTAAAGTTTCTTTATCACCGATATCTTCTACTGGTTTTAAAGTTCTTACTTCATACTCCATTTTCATGATAGTATTATCTAACTTTAAATCAAGTTCATCTTTTCTTTTTTTAAGTTGGTCTAAGGAACCTGTTATGGATGTTAGTGATTGTTCTGCTTCAACTAATTGACTTGGAAAATCTTCTTTCTTGTATTCTCTAAGTAGTGTATTTAATTCTCTTATCTCGTAAGTAGCGATTGACCATAAGTCTTCAAAGACATCCATGTCTAAAAATTGTGCTAATAGTTCTTTTCTTTCCTTTTGAGATTTTTCTATAAACCCACTACTATTAGATTGCGTTGACATCGCAGTTAAAACAAAATCTTCATATGTTCCAATGTATTCACGAATACTTGCATTGGTGTCTCTTCGTTGTTCACCATTCAAAGATTCTTTTTGACCATCAATCATACGATAAAAATCAACATCAACTTTTACAGTTCCTCTCTTTGGACTTTTCTTTGCTTTTCTTTCTATAAAGTAAGGTGTTCCGTTTAACTCAAACTCAAACTTACAATCAAAGTTCATTTTAGAGTAATTCATTACATCTTCAGCTCTAATTGTTCTTGAACACTTATCAAACATACAAAATGATAGTGCGTCCCAAAGAGTTGACTTACCACTTGCATTTGGTGCAAAGATTCCATATGCACCTTTCATATTTGTAAAATCAATTACATTATTAGTACCATAAGAAAACATATTAGAAAACTCAAACCTTTTTGGAATCCATGTAGAATTAGATAAGATAGTATGTTTTCCAAGTTTATCATTTAAGTCATTATTGATTTGAGTAACTACTTCAAGTTGTTCTTTTGTAAGATGGTCGGTTTCTTCTAAATACTCTTGAATAAGTTTATTTTGAAAACCTGTATCTCTTACATTTTGTAATACTATTGATTGGTGTTCTATATCTCTTTTACGAGTAAGTACTTTTTGTACAGTAAACTCTTGAACATCTTTTCCTTTTTTTATCTTTGCAATTAGTTTATTTAGTTGTGATGTTTTTGTATCTTTTACTCGTATTCTAATTCTTGGTTTATTTGGTATTGGATTGTCCGATACTATTTTACCATTTTCAATATCAATAGTAACATATCCATAATCATTATGTATAGGTACAAATTTACTTTTTAGTGTATTCATATCCCAAACCAAAATACCATGAATAGGATATTTAGCTTCACCATGATTTTGTACAATAAGAGAACCTGAATATTTTATATGAGGTTGTTTCATAACCTCATTGTTAGGTTTATGGATATCACCTAGTAATGCCAAATCAAATCCATCAAAATGAGATATTTTAACATTTTTATTTTGTATAATAAATCCATGTTCAGTTTCTATATTATCTACTGGTCCATGAAATACTGCAATCCTACCATTGTTTTCTTTAAATCCCTTTGCAGATGGAAACCCTTCAGATTTATCCCATATTGATTTGTGTACAAATGTGTATCCACCAATTCCATATCCACCTGTATCTTTTAGATAGTATAAGTTTTTATGGTCTAATGCTGATATGATTGGACTTAATGCGTCAAGTCTTGAAGTGTTATTTAGATTTGCGTCATGATTACCAGGTATTACAATCGTTGGTAATAAGTCTGCTAACTTACAAAAAAATTCTTGAGTTAGGTCAACCACTTCAGGCGACATATCTGTTTTTGCGTGTACAATATCACCTGCTATATAGATGATATCATTTTCACCCATTGTAGATAATATGTGTCCATACAATTGTGAGAACACTTCACGATATTCTTTGTGTCTTTTAAGATTTCTAATGTGAACATCGGCGATATGATATATTTTATCAATCTTCTCGACACCGATGTCGATATATTTTATTTTTCTCATGCACTAAATAGCTGATACTCCATTAACTTTCTCAAGTCTAAAGATTGAGTATCATAGATTTTTTGGTTTATAGTTTCATATCCCATTTCCGATGGGTCTTCATCACCCAAGTCAACCAAATGCGTATCTATTCCATATGACATAAACTTCTTTGAAAGGCCTATGGCATTAGACATTGCGTCTGAGTCTAAACAAATATACAACTTTTTTACTTTATTTGCAATTATTTTCTTTTCTAATTCTGATTGTATTGTTTTTCCGAATAATGGTATTGCATTTCTACGAATAGAAATCGCATCAAATGCACCTTCACATAAAATCAATGGTATATCCCAATTTATTAAGAGGTCAAACCCTACTATATTTTTAGATACCTTTGGATTTTTATGTTTAAATTTACTTTGGTAGAACGACCTACCTACAAAAAAGTTTAGCCGCCCTCTGTCATCATATGATGGTATAATAATTTTATCTTCATATTCTCCTGTTTCACAATATCCTATATTATATTTAACAATGTCTTCTGGTCTTAATCCTCGTTTTAACAAATAATTTAATGCGTGTTTATACTTAAAGGATTTAGATTTCTTATAAAGTGGTTTAAATTCTTTTGGAAGTTCTACTCTTTCTTCAATCGTAGTTGATTGATAGTCTGAGTTGTATCGATTTACTCTACTAAATATACTATTATATTCATCCCATGTTTGTTTTGATACACGAAGTTTCTTAAAAAGGGTTTTTATTGTTCTTCCCTTTTCATCTGATATCCAACAATGCCATGGATTTTTACCTTCAGAAGTAAGTTTAATGTTTACTTCTAATTTAGGTTTATAGTGGTCAACAAAGGGTGAGTAAAACGCATAGTTATCACCTGATGTTCTCTTGGACTTACCAAGAACGGACTCCAATAATTCAAGTAGTCTATCTTCCATTTAGTATAAAGTTACCTTAATATACAAAATTATTTTGAAAAAGCAAAGAAATTTTCCTTTTGTTTTTCATCAATCCATTCTTGAGGTATTTCTTTTTTAGCCCATTTAAACCCATTCTTCTCACACCATTCAGCATAAGTGGTTTTAGAACCTTTATATATTTTACCATTTGGTGATTGTAATACAAATCTTAAATCCATTTCTGGATTTTGTTCTTTTATTAGTAAATGTTTTTTTCTATCTTCGGGTAAGAACCATCCTTTTGATTCTATGAAGATTCCATTCGGTAATTTAAAATCTGCTTTGTAAGTATGATGAGTTGCTGGTATTGTGTATGATACCTCGTGTTGTTCATACTCACCATCAATACCTTGAGCTTGTAATTGTTCATCAATTCGTGTCTCAAGGCCGGACTTATGTCCTTTTTGTTTTTGGATGTGACTCCAATTGCCTTTTTTATTCATAACTATTCGAAATCTAATCTGACATCGACAGTTACATCGACATCTTGTCTTTTTTTCAGAGGTGAACCTAATTTACCTATTGCAAGTAAGTCACCAGTATCATTATACAATCCTATTGATGTGATATATGGTCTAAAATCTGAACCTGTTACAAATGGTTTTAATTCGTGAGTGTTTTCACCACCACCTTTTCGCAAAGTATTATTTTGTGATACATTATATTCATTTCTACCAATCTCACATAGTATTGATTGTTGTTCTATTTTTTTTGTTGACTTGTATGTAAATTCATAACCCTTGTCTGTATAATCAAAATTACCATTTCCTAAAAAACAATTTTGGTATTTAGGTCTTGGGTCTGTTACTACTATTAGTCCTTTTTGATAATACACATAACCAACATCTCGTGTTTGATATGCTGACCCACTTATTACATGATTGTTTGATAAAGAGGCTACTCGTGCAGGTGTTAAATGTGTAGAATAAATTCTAAGTTCATCAAGTGAACCACTTGTTCCTGTATTTCCTAAAGCATTATCACACATTATGGTAATATCAGATTCATTTGAAAATGGTCTTCTTTGTGATGTTGGTACATTCCCTACTAAAGTTCCATCTATATAAAAGTTAAATCTATTTTGAACTGCCGTTCCTGATTCATTGTGTGTTACTATAATATTATGCCATTGATTATCATTATACTTTACAGATGAACTTAGTGTTTGTAAATGTTGTTTATCAACTATACCATCACTATACTGAAAAACTATTTGTCCGTTCTTTGCACCAGCCGTTTGATTGTGTACACTAATATCAAATGGGAATTGTCCGTCTACTCCTGTATCTAATGAGTCGACAATTGACCTTGCGTTTGAATATGGATTTCTTTTTTGACTTGCTTTCTTTATAAGTGTATTGATGTTTCCATTTGTATAAGATTGACTTGGTGGTAGTTTTACCCACATAGAAATACCAAAGTCATTTGATGGTGTAAAAAAGTTATAATTATAAGTTCCCATCGTTGAGTATATATAAGATGTTTGTGTTGTTTCTACACCATATCCACTTGCACTAACTTCTCCTGTTGTAGTAATACCAGGAACAACTTTTGCGTTCTGTATATGAACATTGTTTCCTCTTGGACTATCTTCTTTAGATTTCTTATAAAACTTATTAAGAGTACCATCTTGAAATCCTAAGTAAAATTGTGACTTAGCCTTGGATACAAAGTTGGTATTATCTATTACTGTGTCATATATGATACCACACTCGTTTGTATGTTTTGATTCACTCAAAAATAAAGAAGCGGATGCCGCTGCTTTTGAGTGGTCAGTAATTGTTACTGAACCCGGCTTGATTCCTAAACCAAATTTATTTTGTGGGATTGATATTATGGATGCCGTTGGATGTAAAAGATGTCCACCATGACCACCTTTAAAACAACTTGCTTCAATTGAACTCCACATAATTTTTTGTGGAATTTTATTCATTACAGGAACTACTGCTCTTGATTGAGTTAATAGGTCACTATCAAATTGTATACCTTGGTGTTTTGATTCTGATACTTCGGTATGAATTCCATTTGGTGACAATCCTCTAAATACAGATATTTCAAAAGATGAAGAGTGATTAATATCTGTTACTTCATATTTTTTATATGCCGTATAGGGATATTTGGTTATCCCTTGGTTGAATATCCTTTTGAAAACTTTGCTCATACTTCATCGTTGTTAGAAATCTAATTTAACTTTCACTAATATTTCGTTAGAGAAAGATTTCAATAGAGGTTTAGAAAGTTTAGCAATTGCTAATAACTCATTATCGTTATTATACAAACCAACACTTGTAATATATACTTTAGGGTCACCGATAAATGTAGTTTGTCCTATCTTACCTTCTGAACCTGAAACATATGTTGGGTTGTTACTAAAATTATACTCTGCATTTTTAGCTCTAACAAAATAGAATGTAGATTTTATTTCTTCTTCATTCCTTGCTTGGAATCCGTTTGCTGAATTTGCAGACGCCGCTCCACTAATTGCAGTAAACAATCTATTGTGGTTTTGATTATCTGCTTGTGTTCTAACTGTTCCTCAAGATGCTGATGTGTCGAGTAATGCTGCACTTGATACAATGACACCATGTTGTCGATAAACTTCACCCAATAATCTTGATGAGCGTTGGATT